CCAACACGGATGCCGAGCTGCACGTCCGAGCGGACGACCTTGTAATCGCCGACCAGATCGTCGGCCTGGATGGTGGCACCGGTCAGGATGCGAGCCTTCTCAGCCGACATAGCAATCCGACGATCGAGCTCTTCGCGGTCAGTCGGCTCGATGGCAACGTAGATCTCACCCAGGTTCTGAGGGACAGCTTCGGGTACAAGTCGGGTGATGGGGTCGATCGCTCTCCCGCGCCGGACCCAAGGCAGCTTATGAGTGACCTGGAACATTCGAAAGCTCTGAAAAAGCACGCCCTCAGAACGCTCGCTGGGTCCATTGTCGACGAGCACAAACAGGCCGCTCGCTTCAGTCTGAAGAACCATGCCGGGGCGCACCGGTGTTGGCCATCGAGTGCGAAAGATGTGGCGAGGTGCGATGAAGATGTAGGAGGGCGCCTGGTTCTGATCGGTCTCGGTGATGATGCCCCTCACCTTACCGCTGCCTCCCGCGATGATCTCCGCCTCGGTCTCGAACCGCCGGCCTACGGTCTTAAGTGATAGCACCTCACACCTCCGCCGTTGCGCGTACCATCTCGACGCTCACCACGCGATAGTTGCGCAGCTGGGTCTGGATCATCGGCGCGATCTCGAAACTGGTGATATACATCTCAGCCTTTTCCTGGCCGGTGGTGAGGTCAAGCATTGGCACCTTCCGCTGCCAGCCAAACCACTCATGTGCCAGATCCAAAATGATGTCTTCCCGGGACAGATTGAAATCCTGGTAGCTCGAGATCGAGACAGCAAAGCGAACGACCCACAGACCCTCATTCTCGTCGAACTGGAAATTGTCGAGACCGATCAGTGTCTTCTTGGGAAGCTTATCCTCCTCGCCACGCTGCTCCCATTGGTGATATTCAACAGGAACACCAAGCTGCAGAGCGACCTCATCCGCATAGTCGTGGATATATGCGATCAAGGATTTGCGGATCGAAGAGATGGTTCCCATCAGCTGAAACTCGGACTGTGTTCGATGAATTGCACCTCAAGCATCTCGATCAGCCCGCCGGAGTTGGGTTCCGCCTCAGGAACCTGAAGCGGCACGTCAAAGCTGACGACGAGATTGCCGATATGGGAGTGCGTCCAGACGAAAGGTTGGAAGGTCTGGTGGTCGCGGTAGAAGAGCTCAAGCCGGTGAGCGTTGAAGTTCTGATTGGTCGTGATGTCGTAGAGACCGTTCGGCTGCAGATACCAGGTCAGGCCGTACATCTTGACTTTGAACTTCCGACGGTACGGCACAGAGGGCTTGGCGCTGAAATCCCAGCCGTTAAGCGAAGTGGTCCGGATCGGCTCAGGCGGCAGAGTAACAGGAACCTGCATGCCGGGGCAGAAGCTGAACTGGAACATCAGCCGGTCAGCCTGTCGGGACCGGTGGCGACGATGAAAAGACTGCCATACTCTGCGTCTGCTGCTTCGCCGGGTTGCACCGTAGTTCGTCCAATCTCGACAAGGACTCGAAGATTATCTTCGATCTTACGCCAGTCGATTTCGCCTCGGACGTATTCATTCGTGCCGGAAGACTCCCGCTGCGCAATGCGAATCGAGAGTGTCGAGAGGATCGACAACGCGGCCATCGCTTCGATAGCGTCGGCAATGCGAAAGGCTTCCTTGCCCTGGGTGTTGTTGAAGCTGGCCAGCGCATTGGCAGTCACCAGGTCTTCGAAGTCCCAGTAGGCGGCGATCAGGTCGAACTCTTCGTCGAGGATGCTTTCACTGGGCACGCCGATCTTGTTGCGGACGCCGTCCGGCGAAGCGGGAAAGGGAAGGTTGCCGTCCAGCTGATACTGGATCGATCCGAGTTGGAGCCCCTGAGCGGTCGGATATTGCCAGATGAGCTCCCGAATGGCTCGCAGACTTCCGAGGGGCAGTTCATTGTGCGTCGCCAGAACAGTGATCAAGGTTGAGGTTGACCCTGCCGCCGGCGTGATCGTGCCAGCAGTTACTTGAGTTCCGGTTCCGTCCCGCAAATACCAAGCGAGGTCCCCAGTTGGAGACCCCGCTTCGAAAAGGACGTGGTGAGAAAAGGGGAATCCTGCGCGCATAATGAGGTGAATACCCTCAGCGATCAGGTTTCATCAGGCCGAAGCGTCAACAGCCTTTTTCCGACCACGACCGGAAGTCGGTCCCTCGCTCGCTTCAGGCGCCTTGACCGTGCCGCCGACATGGACAAGGCGTCCGTCTTCAAGAGCACGTTCGACGAAATCGGTTTCACGGAGATGAGGATGCTCCTCTGCTTCACCGTCAAGGTCATAGACCTTGTTGTCTTCGATGTCCTGACCACCCAGGACGTCCAGTAGCATGAAATTGCCGGAGGTCTGCACGAGACGCATGTTTCACCTGTCTGAGAAGGAAGGGGCTCCCGAAGGAGCCCCTTAAAATCAAGCCTGGTTGAGGTTCAGGACCGAACGGGTGTCGCCGAAGATGATGCGGTAACCCTTGTTCTCGGTCTTCACGAAGCGAACCTTCTGGTTCTCGATCGCGCGGGTCGACTCTTCGATGTTCGAACCGTTCTCGGTCAGCTCTTCGATCGTCTCGTTCCGAATGAAACCGATCAGGCGCGAGGCCGGAGCAGTGCTCGAGAGAGCGAAAGTGACATTGAAGTTGAACCGGGGGTTGGCGACAGCCGCCGAGACACCGGCGCGCTGCAGGATTTCGCCCTGCGACAGGCCGTCGTTGGCTCCCGGGGTCGCGAACATACGCAGCCATTCCAGGTACATGTCGTAGTTGCCCGCGACAGTGTCGATCGGAACGCCGGCCTTGGCACGGTTCATCAGCCAGGTCAGGAACACGTCCCAGAGGATGCGTCCGTTCTTGGGAACCGGTCGACCGTCCGCCGGCAGCGACGCAGCCAGATCGGTGGCGTTCACGACCGGAGCCTGACCGTTCACACCGTCACCGTTGACGAGCAGACCGGTCGCAATGGCCACCTGGCCGATCTCGACTTCGCGCTGCATACGAGCGGCGTAGGGCGTGACGATGTCGAGGCTGGCGCGACGTTCGAATTCGTAGGTGAACTCCATGCCACCACCAAACTTGTAGAACTTCACCGCCTTTTCGGTGCCACGGATCGAACGGATCGGGATGCGGGCGCCTTCTGCGATCACGCCGGTCTGCTGGTAATCGGCAGCTTCATCGTCGATCACCTGGGTGATCATTTCGTTGCCGTCGATGCCGCGCGACTGGGCAATGATCGGAGCGATGCTCTCGATGTTGTCCTGGCGATACTTCCACTGCAGGATCGCGTCGATGACCGGGGGGAACATCGCGCGGGTGCCGGGGTAGGTCTGGAAGGTTTCAGCCGCAGCCTGCAGAAGCACGCCGTTGCTGAAGTCATCCTTGATCGGCAGGTTGCAGAACGCGAACGCTGCTTCCGAGCCCTTCAGGCCCGAACCCGCAAACTGGCCCTTGGTCGTATCGATCGCGAGATCGAGATAGTCGACCAGGTTGAGGCCGGCGGTCTTGGACGCCTGGACGAGGTTCTGGCCAGCGCGAATGCTGTCAGCCATATTCTCGGAGAGAACGGGGCCGAGGAGCTCTTCGGCCGTCTTCCGGTTGCGGGCCAGTTCGAGCAGATAGGTGGTCTTCATTTTCGTAGAGCTCCTTACAGCGATTCAACGACAACGAAGTCGCCGATCACTTCGACCACGACGTTGGTGATGGGGTCAGTGCCGGCAACAGCCTTGCGGACGACACCGGGGGTGGCGGAACCGCAGACGGCGTCACCGACGATAATGCCGTGGCCGCTGATGGCGGGCAGGCGTTCCTTGAACTTGCGCTGCACGGCACCCGTCTTGATGCCCGAGACCGTGCGGTCTTCGAAGCTGTAGAGCCGACCCAGGATGGCCTGGCCGTTACCGGTCAGCTTCATGCGGTTGGCGGCATTGTCGAGGTTCACAGCCTTGCCGACGTCAGCAGCCACGATGGCGCTGTTCAGCAGGTAGGTGAACGTGAAGTCGTCAATCGGAAAACCGTAGGAGACGACCGATTCAGGGGTGTAAGTCATTTTTCGTTTGCTCCTTACAGCTTACGATTGGTGAAGGCCGAGGGGACGAACGTGCGCTTGGGCTCGCCGTCGCTGCCGTTCAGTTCGACCGAAACGCCACCGGTGGGGAGGATCGCGGTCAGATCGCTGGTCATCGTCTTGATGTCGGCGATCAGCTCGGCCACCGTCTCCGGCGCCTGGGCTTCGTTCTTGTGGGCCGCAGCGAGCTTCGCGCGGACATCCTTCAGAAACGCAAGAGCTGCTTCGGCCTCA